GAAAGCGAAGTCACCGATACTTCCGGGAAACCTTAAAGACCCGACGGGTGCCGACCGACTTGAGCGCGGGGCAATGAGCGAGTTCTCCAGGCGAATGAAGCGAATTGGCAAGGCGTACAAGGGCATTCTCGACCGCATTCCTGCATCGCCATCAGTAAACCAGCGTTACACCTTCGACCTCTATTCCACCCAGCTATCAATGCTCCTCAGCAATGCCTCATTGCTGGTTGATGAGATTTTGGGTGCAGATAACGAGACAGGATTCTGGTTCTGGGCTGATTACGTCAACCCGGCGTATCAGCGCGGCACGGCGCAGGAGTTTGCCAATCTGGCGCAGCAATCAGCCGTGTACGCTGCCGGACAGGAAAGCGTATCGACAATCCTTCTCAGCGAACCGTACCGACGTAGGCTGATTCTTGTTCGCGCTCGTACCTTCGAGGAAATGAAGAACCTCAGCGCCAGTGTGAAAGCGGATATGGCGCGGATACTGACCGATGGACTTGGGCGCGGACAAAATCCACTGGAGATAGCTAAGCGCCTTACTGAGCAGACGGGGATTGAGTCTCGCCGGGCTAATCGTATTGCCAGGACGGAGATTACCACCGCGCTGCGCCGTGCGCGCCTGGACGAAGACGACGAAGCCAGAGAACGATATGGCATCCGTACAAAGCAGATGCACATATCAGCGCTCAGCCCGACGACCCGAAGCACCCATGCCGCGCGTCACGCCCATCTGTATACCGCAGAAGAGCAGCGGGAGTGGTGGGCTAAGGATGCAAACGGCGTGAACTGCAAATGCTCCACGATCGCGGTTATGGTCGATGAAAGCGGCAAGCCGTTAAGTGACACCATCATCGATAAAGCTCAGAAAACATTTAACACAATGAAAGCCCGTGGCTACCAATGGGCTAAGGGTTAACTCATGCCAATGCAAGTTAATGTCACCTCGAAGGTGAACAGTAAGGCCATCCGGCGCGAACAGCACAACGGACGCGAGCACTGGGTTGTTCCTTCCTACACCCTTCCGGCGAACGTGGTCATGAACGGCGGTCTGTATCCGGCCAGTGAGATTGACCAGCACTACAGTGGCCTGGAGGGGACACTGGCACCGCTTGGACATCCACAGGTCAACGGTCAGTTTGTTTCTGCTTTTAGTCCTGAGGGGCTGAATGTGGGTTATGTAGGGGCATGGAACAAAAACGTCAAGAAGTCCGGCAACCGCGTCTACGTCGAGAAGTGGATCGATACAGAAGTGGCAAAGCGCACGGATGACGGAAAGCGCCTCCTTGAGCGTCTTGAAGCGCTGGAGAAAGGCGAGGATGTTCCGCCAATCCATACCAGCGTTGCCGTATTCCTGGAGGAGCTTGAAGCGAACGATGAGCAGAAAGCTCAGGGGGCTTCATGGGTTGCGAAAATTCACGCGATGGACCATGACGCCATCCTTCTGGATGAGGTTGGCGCAGCTACGCCAGAACAGGGGGTAGGGATGATGGTAAATGCTGATCTTGCCACTCCACTGAAAGCTAATTCCGGCGCTCTGGTGGGGGAAACCTATCGCGAGCGTGAGCGGAGGCTGGAGAAGGCAGCGAAAGATAAATTCGCTCCTGGCGAGAAAGAATACGCCTGGGTGGCTGACTTCACTGACTCGCAAGCGGTAATCATCCTCAACAATGGCGAGCCGAAGGTTTACGGATACAAGTCTGAAGGCGGAAAGATTGTCTTTGATGATACCGGGACAGAGGTTCAGCGCCAGAGTTCATGGGTTGCTGTCGTCAACAAACTCAAATCTTTTTTCACACCGCAGGAACAGCCTGCACCAAACCACAAAACGGAGGGCGACATGCCTTTAACCAAAGAAGAACTGGAACAAATCGGCAGCATGATCGGCCAGGCTGTTGCGACCAATACAGAAGCGGCAATTAAGCCTCTCGCGGAAAAGGTTGATGCGCTGCAGGCCAATCAGAAGCAACTTTCGGAAACCCTGACCGCCAATTCACGCGCCGAAGAGAAAGCAAAGCGTGAAGCTGTAGCCGCAAAACATGGCGATATCGTTGCTAATGCACTGTCAGGCGATGCGCTGGATGCGATGTTCAAGACGCTGGGCGAAGCTGCACCGCTGGGCACCAATAATGCGCAGCAGCAGAAAGAAACCGGTGCACCTAACCCTGCCGAATACTTCAAATAAGGAGCCAGAATAATGGCACGCTATCGTCGCGTTAATATCGACGGTCAGTCTCTGTACAAGACCGAAACCCGCGTTACTGCCGCAGCCTTGCTGCCCGGTACCGCTGCAGTCATCAATGACGACAATGAGTTTGCGCAGGCAACTGCGCTGGCTGGTCGTATCTACATCATCGATGTTGCCTATCATCAGGGTCTCAAAATCACTGAAGCAGTGCCAGCCGGCGACTCTGCAGTGGGTAACTACGTAGAAGAGGGCCGCGAGCTGGCGCTGCTGTGTGTGGCGGGGACTTATGCCAAAGACGACCCAATCAAGCTGGGTAGTAATGGGCAATTTACCAAAGCTACTGCAGACACCGATTCGGTGATTGGCTATAGCCAGGACGATGCGACCATCGCAGCCAGCACTACCGATTTCATCCGCGTGCGTATGCGCGTCGGTACCGTAGCCGCTGCAGATGCTGGCGCTTAATCAGGAGAATAATAATGTATTTTACCGCTGAATCACTGGCTACTAACCGCCGACTGCAAGGGCACTGGAGTGAGTTGTGGGCCAACCGTGACATTTATAACGCCCAGCATGACATGATGGTCAACGCGTACCGCACGCGCATGACGCATGAAATGCTGGCGGCGAATGCCATCGGTGGCTTTACACGTGAATTCTGGGCCGAAATTGACCGCCAGATTATCCAGATGCGCGATCAGGAAATTGGCATGGAAATCGTCAATGACCTGATGGGTGTGCAGACCGTGCTGCCGATCGGAAAAACTGCAAAGCTGTATAACGTCTCCGGCGATATCGCGGATGATGTGTCTATCAGCATCGATGGTCAGGCGTCTTACTCTTTCGATAATACTGAGTTTGGTTCTGATGGCGACCCGATCCCGGTATTCACTGCTGGTTACGGCGTTAACTGGCGCCATGCTGCCGGACTGAGCACTGTCGGCATCGATCTGGCTCTGGAGTCCCAGTCGGCCAAGATGCGTAAATTCCACAAGAAGCGCGTCGACTTTTACCTGAACGGCGATGCCAGCATCGTGGTTGATGGTCTGCCAGCACAAGGTATGAAAAACCACCGCAACACTCAGAAAATCAACCTGGGTAGTGGCGCTGGCGGCGCCAACATCAATCTCACCGCCGCTACACCGGCTGAGCTACTGGCATTCTTTGGCCCTACAGGTCCATTTGGCCTCACTGCCCGCCGTAACAAGGTTACAGCTTACGACAAGCTGTGGGTGAGCCCTGAAGTCTGGGCCAACATGGCTAAGCCGTATCTGGTGGATATCAACACCGGCACAAATGCGCTGCTTAGCGGAACCGTTCTGGATGCGATCAGCAAGTTTATTCCTGCTAAGTCTATCCAGATGACCTATGCACTGGAAGGTAACGAGTTCCTGGCGTACGAGCGCCGACAGGATGTGATTTCTCCTCTGGTAGGTATGGCTGTGGGCGTTGTACCGCTCCCGCGCCTGATGCCGCAGAGCAACTACAACTTCCAGATCATGTCCGCAGAAGGTTTGCAGATTAAGAAGGACGGCGAAGGTCTGTCCGGTGTGGTCTACGGCGCTAACCTGGCTTAAGGAGCAATCATGGCTGAAAAATACGAAGTGGTTAAGCCGTGGCACGGCGTTGCGCTTGGTGACGTTGTTGAGCTGGGCAAAGTTCATCCGTCGCTGAAACCGCATGTGCGCAAGCTGTCCGATAAAGCTGCTGCGGAACTGGTACCTGCAACCCCGGGCGCTGGCACTGACAACAAAGCGCGCAAAGAGGCAGTCATTGCCCGACTCGATGCGCTGGGCATTGAGCATAAAGGCAACCTGGGCCTGGAGAAGCTCACCGAATTGTTGCCGAAAGGTGAACTCGAAAAGCTTTTCCCTGCTGAATAACGGCCGCCTCTAAGGCGGTTTTTTATGCCCTCTTCGGAGGGCTTATCAGAGGCTCGCATGATTACCACAGTACAGGCCAAGGAATATCTGGAGTCAGTCGGTATCACGCTGCCTGATTTCATTCTGCAGGCTCTTTTAGAGCAGGCTGGCAGCATTCAGGAGTGTCTGGATGCGCATTACCCTCCCGCAACCGCTCTGCTAATACAGTCCTACCTGCTGGGGCTAATGGCGCTGGGGCAGGGTGACAAATACATCAGCTCTCAGACAGGGCCCAACGGCGCATCACGCTCATTTCGGTACCTGTCTTTTGCTGACCGATGGAAAGCCTCTCTGGGGCTTCTGAGGGGGCTAGATAAGTATGGATGCGCTACAAGCCTGATCCCGCCTGATCCGACTAACACCGCTTTCGCTGGCATCTGGATTGCCAGGGG